GTCTTAAATCTTTTCATTATTTCACGATGGCCTTGAACCCTAATTTATTTCTATGTGGGTTTGGTGCTCCACCTTGCCACTTAAAATTAAAATTAAAATTCTTAAATTTTTCACGTTTGAAGTTTAGTGTTTTCGACTTAACGTCAACGTTCATTTGCAGCAAAGTGATCGACCTTGCCACTTTAGATAATATTTTAGATGATTTGTCTGAATTCAAGACTTTAACAATAGAATGACCCATTGGTCCAATTAACACTCCGATAGGTTTTGTTAATGTAGATTCGTCATACCGTTGCCAAGTTTTGTCGTCTATATTATTTCCAAGCAATGAATAAAACTCAGATAATAAAGGTTTTAGTTCGTCAGACGATTTCCCCTTCAACCAAGAAGATAAAGTAGCAACAGACATATTATTTAATGCAATTTTAGTAACTGAACTCAATTCAATTATAGATTTTGTATTATATATTACGTGGGCATGAATGAAACCTTCCATCACCGACATATCATTCATTGCGATAATCATATCTAGTATGTTTTTCTCTTCTGACGTAAACTCGGCAACAAAAGTGTCGTCTTCCAACTTATCTTGTATCAAAGATGTTATATTTTTGATGGAAGTGGGAGAACCTCCTCCAGATTTAACTGAAATAGGATACCTCAATTTACCACGAACTCCATAGAAATCGACCAAAGGTTCGTTAATTGCTTCTGGGAAAAATGCTTTATTGAATCCAATATTTTTTATCGACCATACCGCACAACACAATTCCCCAAAATCCGCAGAGATAGTAGACAATTCGGCGGTAGTAATATCTTCAGCAACAATATCTATTTTGTTTCCCTTTTGATTCGATTTTTCTATCAAATCAACGAGCAAGTCTTTTATTCCGTCTGAGTAGTTTAGAGTAGGAACTTTCTTCTTTACGGATGCAATGATGCCATCAGCCGTCATATCTTTTCCTGTTACATCAAATTTATCAGGAGCAAGTTCTTTTGTCTTAATAGAAGAATTGCTTCTAGTTTGATTTACAAAAAACACAGAACCTAATTTAGAAGTGATAACATAAGTAGAATACATACCAGATAAACTTATATCAGCATCCTTCACCCTATATCCAAGTTTTTTGAAAAACCCATCAACATCGTTTCCAGCAGGAAACCTCAAGTGCCACTGTAATTTAGCACTAGAAGCATTCTTCGGCAACTTAGTTTTGCTTTTGATATCGTTGAAAATGGAGGTTCCTATCGCAGTCGCCTTTGCCTCAGAAATATAAGACTTAAATGATTTCATAATTGGTTAAAAGTTATCATAATAGATATTTATAATAACTGGATGGGGAATAGGGAGCAGTTTATAGAGGGCAGACATGCTGAGGTCTGTGGAGGGATGCGACGAAAAAACATAACAAAGGAGTTCGCATCCAACTTAAAAATAGGGTGAGCACTGCATGACCATGATTGAGTCGTCAGGAGTATGGCAGTACTCGTGGTAGTTTTTCGGGGGAGTCTCAACTACCAAAAGACTTTTTATATTTATCTGCTAACACAGATTCTAATTCTTCTGCTTCACGTTCATCTGATTTATCCCCTTCAGAATATTGTCTTACGTGAACCATTTCGTGACACAATGTCACAAGCATTTCTTCATCATTTAAAGTTTCTTCAAGTTCGATGTCATATACGTTTAGTTTAAAGTTATGAAAGTCGGCTGGTTTAATACACCAACCATGAGCATTATCTTCAGTCAAATCTCCTAGAGAAACTTCAACCTTAACACTGTCCATAATGCCTAACTCACTTCGGCAAAACCTAATAACTTTTTGAACATCAATCATATTACACCCCTATAACTCAATCTCTATACTACTATTATACCCTAGTTTAGAGGAAAAGTCAAGCGTTTATACTTTTAATTTACCAAATGATTTCTTTTCGCCACCAACCTTAATAGTCTTATTAAACTGATGAGGTTCTTGTTTTGTTCCACCCATTAAATCTAACTGAGCATTTGATTCAACATCATACAACCTCATCTTAGGTCTATCAATACCAACCACAAAACGTTTGTTAGTTCCAGGATCGCCATATCTATTCTTCAACTGCTTAATAAGTATTTGGTCAATTGCTTCCATTTCTTCAGTAGAAATTAGTGCTAACATTAAGTCAGTCGTAGCAGGTAAACCAAACGATTCAGATGTATCTTCTAATCCAAAGTCACTGTCACCATAACCAGTTCTATTAACCTGAGTTGCTGTCACGATTGGAACATTAGATTCAACTGCTAATCCTCTTATCTCTTCAGCAATTGCCTTAACATAAGTATATGAATTCACACTAGCACCCATCTTCATTCTACTTGACATACAAATATTTAAGTAGTCGATGTAGATAATATCTGGGACGAAACCTTTCTTCAACTTCAACTCATTTAATAAGTGCCTAAAGTGACCAACACCTGCTGATGATGTAGGATATTCCTTAACAACCATTTTACCTGATGTCTTACCTTTAACCTTAGCAATCTTTTTCTGGTATATCATCTTAGGTATATCAGCCAAGCCATCAAGTTTAATGTTCAATAAGTTCGCATCAATACGTTCAGCAATACGTTCTTCTGCCATTTCCATAGTAATGTATAAAACGTTCTTACCGTCTAACACATTAGCAGAGGCAAAGTGACACATTGCTAAAGACTTACCAACACCAGTTCCTGCCATTAATACTGTCAAAGACTTCTTAGGTAAACCACCCTTAGTAATCTTATTCAGATACTCAATGTCAAAAGGCACACGTTCTTCAGTTCTATGATAAAAATCATAACGTGCATCAGCATCATCAATAAGATCGTGACCAACGTTCGGGTCAAATGAAACACTTAGTGCTTCCGATAATATTTCTGGAATTGCCCCTTTATCTTGTCCTTCTTCGTTGCCATCAATAATAGCAATCGAATCCATAATAGCATTATATAATGCTTTCTCTTGACAAAACTTTTCAGTGGTATTAACTAACCAATCTTTATCTTCTTTCTCATCATCAATGAGAGTTCCGATATATGCACCACACCCACTAAAATCTTTTTCAGACATACCTTTGCGGTTGTCCAATTCAATTACTAATGCTTCTCTTGTAGGTAATGAATTATACTTTGTGATGAACTCATCAATTTGTTCATAAACAATCTGCTCGACATGATCATCAAAGTATTTCGGTTTTAGGTATGGTAACGTAGATCTTGCATATTCTTCATTATGTATTAAGTTCTTTAAGATTAAGTGGGTTACATTCATATATTAGTATCTCAAGGTGTTTCATTAGTTTAGTCTTTAGATTCTTTATGTTCTTCCTCAGACTCGTCCATTCTCTCAGCAATAATTTTTACTAAGATATCACCTATTATACCTGAAAACTCGTCATCCGTCAAGTCCTCTTCGTTCGGATTTGAAACCGTAATAGTGTTAAACTTTAGAGATGCATCTGTGCCTTCTTCGTCTAGTTCTTTAAAATTGATTGTGTCATATTGATATACAACACCTTTGAATTGCCCTTCTTCAATTTCAACACACCAGTGCTCATCGTGAAATCCGTTAGGGTGGTCTACTAATTTATACTTTGTCATTTTCTTTTTCCTCTTGTTGTGTAATAGTTTCTTCTTCGTCAATAGTTGGTTCTTCTTCAAACTCACCATACATAAACTCTTTTCTTGCTGCGGTGTCGAGTTGATCAAGAATATCAGGGGTGAATACCTTCTCAGGATTAGCATTTATCGCTTTACCGAATACTTTACTACCGTCTGGGAGTTCGTAACGGGTTGATACCTTCTTGATAATCTCGTACTTCTCTGCTAATTCTAGGAGTCCGTAGTACCTATCAAGTCCTTTGTCGAACGATAGTTTAACTTCCACCTTTTTATTCTCTTTAGTGAATCGCGACTTATGAGTTGCACACCCAATAATGTTACCAACAATTTCAGTACCATCCTTATCCTTTTTCTTACCAAGCATAATAATAGAACTTGCTGCATACTTCAAACCCTTACCACCACTGATTTCTTTCTGTGGGAAGTAAGAACCAATCACATCATATACGTGGTTGGTCAGCATTAATGGAACGTTTGCCTTAGCAAGTTTCAATGATAATACTCTAAACGTACCACGAAGCAATTGTGCCTTAGTCATATCTCGTTTGTCAGTACCTGCTTCAGTATCCTCTAATTCTTTCTTAGATGACAACATACCTAAAGAGTCAAGCACCATCATCATCGGTTCTTTCTCCTTTTCAGGTGTGTCAATATAACTTGTTAGGATTCGGGTAGCATCTGTTCTGAATTCTTCAATAGATGATGGTTCTACGATAACAACTCTAGATGAGTCAATACCTCTGTCCTCCATCATCTTCTTCGTAACAGCAGCCTCAGTGTCAAAGTAAATCACACCACCAGTTGCATTATCCTTCATAAACTGTTTGATTACACCTAGTACGAAAAAGGTTTTACCTGTTGCTGACTCACCAGCAAATGCTACAATCTTATTATTGGGAACACCACCGTAAATACTACCAGATACCAGTGCATTTAAAATATACGATCCCGTATCAATCGTTCCTGAAAACTCAGAACTATTTCCACCATCTGATAATAGATTGGCAGTATCAATTCCCTTTGTCATATCACTTAAAAAACTCATTCAAACTCCTATATAAATTATTCTGTTCATACCTTATTATACTATAAACCGACTAAAAAGTAAAGGTTTACGACTTATAAATTTCACTTAACATTTCTTCAAACTGTTCAACCTTATCAACTCGGTTTGGCCAGAGGATATATTCCTTCTCCGGATTCTGCTTCAGGTTGTTAAGCAACGGTGTAATCGCATTATACAAATTATCAACCTTTTCTTGTACGTGGTCGAAGTTGGACGAACTTTGCTCAGCAACCTTAGATATCTGCTGTACTGCGTCTAACTCTGTCTCATCAACTAAACTAAAACCAAAATCGAAATCTCTACTCATAACTTTCTCCTTTAAATAAATTTGACCACTTCTCAAGTTTTGCTCTCTTACGTGGTATTTGTTTTTCTATCTGTTCCCAATCTAACATATCCCAATCATACATTATTTCTAACATACACATTAGGTCGCCAAGTTCAGTTGCTAATTTGTCAGATCCCTCATCGAACCTCAGCATCTTAGAACACTCAACTTGAATTTCAGCACACTCTTCCATAATAATGGTTAAGAGTTCCTGCTTCTTATCGGAAATCATCCAAAGAAGTCCATTAGGTTATTTGTTTTCTCAACTTCCCATCCAACAGCATCTAGAATTGCCCTTAGTGGTTGAATGAATGCCTTATCGAACTGTGACTCATAGTCGATATACTTTTCCATTTCAAATGCTTGGGGTAATGTGCTCACGATACTCAGAACGTTTTGTCTTGATGGGTTTGGCATCTTCATATAGCAGAACTTAATCTTCTCGCCATCTTTGATTTTCTCAAACTTCTTAGTCAGATTGTTTTCCTCTAACAGATGGTTGAACACCAACGCACCTCTTGCGTGGATCGGTGTGCCTTTAGGTATAATCAACCCATCCCCTTTCTCATTGTATTTATTTAGGTCCGAGATACTTCTAGGAAATGCTATGTCTTCGAATTGTTGCTTAAAGAATTCCTCTTTGAAGTCTGTGATGTATTTTTGTACAGTTGCTTCATCAGTAGTCAGGATAATATTCAACGACTTCTTCAATGCATCACGGCAGATTGATGGAGTTGAAGACTTAACCGTTTCAAGACCCATCACTTTAAGTTTGGGTGTAGTATATCTCACACCCTCATTATCGTGTACATTCAATACATATCGTTTCTTAGCAGTCCAAATACCTTTGTCGGCAATTACCTCTCGATCCATAAACATCTTCTGTTCATAAGCATTCATATTCTCTGCCAATTCTTCATAGCATTTATTAATGAACGGTTCGAATTGCTGTTTACCTGCTTTATCAAGGAAGTCTACTGGGTTCTTAGGATTAACCTTTGCAACAAGATCTCCAACATCCACATACACAGAGTCAGTATCAATCGCAATGATATAATCCTTATCAGTTTTCAACAACTTGTTAATGTATTCGTTAAGTTTCTTTTCAATCCATCTAATTGATAACTGACCAGATAACGTAATACTCTCAGCAATTCTAACATCAAAGAATCTCGCATACTGATTTCCTAAGAAACCATAGGCAGAGTTAAGTTGTACTTTCTTTGCTAACTGTAAGTTGCTGTACTTAGAGATATCCTTCTCAATATTATGAGTATCGACACCAAGTTTCTTTGCTTCTTCAAGTTTGGTCTGAGACTCAAGCATTTTCTTCTTGTAAATAACACGGTCGTCATATAACTTCTGCATCATCTCAGGAAGAAACCCTTGCTTATCTTTTCGATACGAATACCCACTTGCGGATAAGCAGTCTTTACTTTTTGGAATATCACCGTTGATGAGTCCGTCAATCGTCACATCATTATACACACCTTCAATAAACGTTTCGGGTGAGATATTATACTGCATAATCAAATGAGGATATAGGGATGCCAAGTCAAAACTCATCACCCAGTTATGTAATCCAACCTGAGGTACTTTAACGTATGCCCCAGCGAATTGAGTTTTCTTATCAATATCTTTCTTCTGAGGTACAACGATATTCTTATCAATCAAATAGTTGTGGATTAACACATCCCACATTCTAACCTGAGCAAATGTATCCTTGTAATTTACCTTAGCATCATATGCCAAAGCAAATACAGCATCGATAAACTTATTCTTGTCATCAATTTGATTAACTAACTCAACGTCTTTGATATTGTAGTCAATAAACTTTTCATAGTCAGTTTCATACAACTGGTGTAAACTTTCAACTTCAGAGTAGTCAAGTTTCCTTTCACCCAATTCTACGTGAGCAATATGGTCAAGTCTATAACTTTCCTGCTGAGAGTATGTGAACTTCTTATAAGTTTCTAGATAGTCAAGTGTCGTAATACCACCCAACTCATACTCAGTCTGTTCACGATTGAAGATCGTTTGTACACGTTCATTAATAATACCATCAGGGGAAAACTTCTTAGTAATTTTATTACCGAGTAACTTCCTCATTCTATTAACTAGATACGGTATATCAAAGAATCTGATGTTCCAACCAGTAACAATATCTATGTCAGCACTTTCCCAGAACTGTAAGAAACGGTGTAACAAATGTTTCTCATCGTGACATAGGATATACTTAACGTTATCCGTCTTAGGCACGTAATCCTGGCAACCAAACGTATAATACACACCTTTATAACTAGCAGTGATTGCTGTTACTGGATGTGCTGATTGGTCTGGATGTGGGAAACCGTCACCCGAATAAACCTCGATATCAATACATACAGTATTAATTAAGTCTGGGTCATATGAGTTGTCGAAGGTTTCGTTGATATGCACATATTCGTAAAGGTTTGTACCACATACTTCGAAGTTCTCAATCCCATCATACTTCTGATAGAATTTTCTAGCATCGCCCATCGAGTCCTGCTTGATTGCTTCTAGTGGTTCACCTTTGATATTTGTGTATTCAGTGTCTTTGTTAGTGGAAACAAAAAGGGTTGGTTCGTACCAGATCTTATCTTTGAAACGTTTCCCATCTTCATATCCACGAACATAGACAGAATTACCTCTGCGGTAAAAGTTCGTGTAAAATTTCATCATTACCCCTATTATATACTAATACTCCCCCAAAGTAAAGTTTAAACTACAATTTTAGGTTTTGGGGGTACAACAACATCGCCAATCATACTTCTATACTGTGCTTCTAAATCGTCAGAAGGTTTCACTACGAACATCACGTTGCGTTCTTTAAATGTAATTTCTTCAATATCAGCATACGGCATGTATGGCATAAAAGTTAATTTGCCATCGTTAGTCGGTAGCATAATCACTGGGGATTCAACTGTTAGGTTATCACCTTCCATTTTACATAGAAGTTCTTCACCCGTTGTTAGTCTTACGATTTTAACTTCTCTCATACTATACTCCGAAGAAGTCTTTAACGGTCTGCCAGATAGATTTATCTTTTGGTGCGACCGCAGCAGGTTTCTTTTGAGGAATCATTACTGGTTTGCCGATAACAATTGATTTTTTCTTTGCCTTTGCTTTCTTAGCATTAGGTTTTGCCATTGATTTTTGTTTAGGTTTTGATACTTCAGTTGTTCTTGATGCCTTGATTGCTGCGAGTAGATCTTTCTTAGTTTGAGTTTTGCCTGCAGTAATTCCATATGTCTTAGCATATTCAATTAAATCTGTTTTATTCATTCTTGATGGGTTTGCCATTTTTATATCTCCATAGTCGGGGACCGAAATCCCCTATTCATTATAATTAACCTAACAAGATCTTCTTAGCAGATTTAGTAAATTCGCCAAGATTAATTGTTTTTGGTTTTTCTTCTTCTGGTACAACGTTTTCAAGACCAATTAGTAA